CGTTCTGTTACGCAACATAAGAACATGAAGGTTAAAATCCTCCGTGATGTAATGGTAGCTGGAGTCCGTAAGGACTCTGGCTCCACCATTGAGCTTGACAATCATGTTGCTCAACTATTAATTGGTCAAAATCAGGCCGAAAAACATGTTGAGTCTGTCAAGAAAGCTGCTCCGAAAGCAGCAACACCAAAGCCAAAGTCAACTCCTGCTTCTGAGTAAAATGGGTTTAATTCAACAAAACCTAGAGTCAGTTAATCTTGTTGCAGGTCATCCAACAGCAGCTCGTACTGCTACTGGACAAACAAGTGGAATCGACGTAAGAGATTATGACGGTGATCTTGTTTTTGTCTTGGACTCTGCCGCAGGCGGTGGTTCAAGTCCGACCCTTGATGTAACTATTGAAGATTCTGCTGACAATTCATCCTTCAGTGCTTTAAGTGGTGCAGCCTTTACTCAAGTAACAGGTACTGCATCTGCTCAAACACTTGAAGTTGATGCGAATGGTTGTAAGCGTTATGTACGAGTTAAGTACACAATTGGAGGTTCTTCTCCTACCTTTACTTTCTCAGTCAATGCAATTGGCTTGAAGAAGTACGGTTAAGTTGTTTAGCCCCTTAAATGGGGCTTTTTTTTTATGGCTTTTACAGAAGATTTGGCTGTATTTTTTACTGACTTTAACGATGAAGTTAAGTCAGGAAGAAACATGTATAAAGGTATTTTGGAGCAGCCTGATGAGTTGGTTGCTGATGGAGTTGTTTTGACTACTGATTATCAATTAACAGGTAAGACTTCCGAGTTAGGTGCTTTACTGTATGGCTCGACAATTACCGTGAATGGAGAAGATTTTTCTATTCGCAGTTCTCGAAAAATAGATGATGGAAGTATTTGTATTTTATCTTTAACCAAAAGCTAGGAGATTCAGATGTCAGCAACAAAGAGAGAGCAGATAATGGCAGCGTTGAAAACAACTCTTGCAGGAACAACAGGAGTTGGAACAAGGATTTACAGGTCTAGACAAGAGCCTATCTCTAGAGGTGAAAGTCCTGCTTTGATTTTGGAAGTTATTAGTGATGATCCAAGACTTACTTCATCTTTTAACAAACTTGATTGGAACTTAAGAATTCGAGTCACAGTAGTAGCAAGAGGTGCTAATCCAGAAACAATTGCAGATCCTACGATCAAAAGTGTTCATAGCAAGCTGCTTACTGATCCTTCTATTGGTGGATTAGCTTTAGATATGCGTCCATCTACAACAAGTTTTCAAGTTTTAGAGGCAGATCAGCCTGCTGTGGTGGTTTTTTGTGAATATGAAGTTGAATATAGAACAAGCCTTACTGATTTATCGTCATAAAATAAATAGTTAAGGTGACCCCTAACAACCCGTTCGGCTTATTATGACTCATGTAAATCCATCTGAAGGTGGGAGCTATGCTTTTAATCCAAAAACTGGAAAGTATAAGCTTGTTCAGCGAACTCTCCCCCCTGAAACTACTCCCACTAAAGAAACAAACGAGGTAATTACCGATGGCACTGCTGACTCGGAAGAGAGTAATCCTGCTGGAGACTGAGTCCAGCTACGGCGCTGGAACAGCTCCTGATGGTGCTGATGCTCTAATTGTTCGTGATCTAGAGATCACACCACAATCAAGTGACGTTGTTAATCGTGACGTTGTAAGACCTTATCTTGGAGCTAGCGAGCAATTGCTTGCGAACACAAGAGTTGAATGCACTTTTAGTGTAGAACTTGCAGGATCTGGAACAAGTGGCACTGCTCCTAGATGGGGGAAAGCCCTCAAAGCGTGTGGCATGGCAGAAGCAGCCTCTGGCACTGGTGTAAATGGCGTGGTGACATATACACCTGTTTCAGGCTCTTTCTCTAGTATTTGTATCCATTATTTAGTTGATGGTGTCAGGCATCGTGTGAACGGATGTCGAGGGAATGCCCAAATTTCAGCTTCTGTAGGAGAAATTCCTTCTATTGAGTTTTCTTTTACTGGGGTGTATGTCGCTCCTGACACCAGCGCTATCCCTACTGTCACTTATGGTCAACAGGCAAATCCTTTGATTTTCAAGAATGGAAATTCAGGATCATTTGAGTTGTTGTCTTATGCGGGTGCGTTGCAGAATTTCAGCCTTGATATAGGCAATGAAGTTGTTTACAGAGAACTTGTCGGTGCGGGTGCAACAAAATCAGCACTGATCACTGACAGGGCTACTACTGGGAGCGTTTCAATGGAAGCTGTCTTGACATCTACAAAGGATTACTTTGCTGCTGCTCTCGTTGATACCACTTTAGGGAATGCCATGTTTACTCATGGAACAGGTGGCTCAGGCAGCGCAAATGGTAATACGATTAAAGTTGTTTCTACTCGTGTAGATATTGGTGATGTGGCTTATGGAGAAGAGGATGGAATTGCAATGCTTGAAATTCCATTCACTTGTGTTCCAAGTGCAGCAGGAAACGATGAATTTTCGATAGTTCAGTATTAATTAGCTAAAGGGGGAGTTAAACTCCCCTTTTTTATGGTTAAAGTGTGAAGGAATAGCCATTATTTTTTTATGCCTTTTGTTAGAAAGAAGACTAACTCTTATCCTTGGCCTGTTGAAGTTAAAAGACCATCTTCAGAAACACCAGGAGAATATGAGACTTTTGAATTTACAGCTATTTTTAAACGCTTATCTAAAAGTCAATTAAATCAATTTCAAACTGCTAAAGATGAAGTAGCTGCGATGCAAGATATTCTTTTAGGTTGGAAGGATGTCAACGAAGAAGATGGAACGGAAGTCCCTTTCACCAAAGCTAACGTGAAACTCTTCGCTGAAGATGTTGATTTTGCTAATGGTTTATTTGAAGCTTATGGGAAGTTTTATCAGTTAGGTGCGGAGGGAAACTAACTGATGCCGCTATTTACTGGGCTTCTGGCGGCAAGCAAGTAGAGGATAAGACGGAAGAAGATGCCAAAGCATTTGGTCTTGAACTTCCTAAAAGCCCAGAGATAAAGGATGAATTTGAAGTATGGGATTGTAATTGGGATATTCTTTTTATGTTCTTAAAGATGCAAACGCAATGGAATGCAGCGTTTGGAGGTTATGTTGGTTTGAAATATGAAGTTTTATTAGTGGCTGGAGGCTTATTTGAGTTATACAATATAGAAAATCGTCTCGAAACTTTAGAAGGTTTACAAATTATGGAGGCGGCTGCTTTGAAGGAGATAAATAAATCAAATGGCTAAGTTAGATAGTTTAAAAATATCTCTGCAATTAGAGATCAAAAATCAGGAGAAATTAAAAGATCTGCAAAAAGCTTTTAAAGATCTTGAAAAGTCAGGTGGCACAACAGGTTTTGATAAGTTAAAAACAGCTTTGAAAGGTGTCATTGATCTTCAACCTAAGACGATCAAAGGGTTCCAAGATCAGGCAAGAGTTTTAACAAAAATTTCTAAGACTTTAGATACCACAAGTCAAGATTACAGAGAAGTTGCTGATGCGATAAAGAGAGCGAAGTCAGAGATGAAATCTCTGCAAAATCAAGCTGCGGCGAAACCAGTAGTTCCAGCACCAACAGGAATGTTTGGAGGTTTTTTCGGAGGGAAAGGGTTAGGTTTCAGGGGTGGATTAATGGAAGGTGCGAAGCAGGCGTTACCTATCGCTGGTACGACTGCTTTAGCGACGGCTCTACCTGGCCAAGCAGGTTATTCAGCAATTGCAGGTGGTGCTGCTGGTGGATTAGGTGGCGCTCTTGCAGGTGGTGCTATTGGATTGGGTGTCGCTGGCGCTATTGGGATGGGACAAGCTGCGGATGCTGCTGCGAAATATTCTGCTTCAATTAAAAGGCTTGAAATCGCTTTGAAGGGAGTAACGAAGACTGATAAAGATTTTGCTAAAGCTCAGAAAATCGTTGCGAGTGTTTCTAATGAGTTAAATGTTCCTATTGGAGACGCAACTAAGCAATTCACAACATTATCTGCTTCTGTCATTGGAGCTGGAGGTGATGTTGGTCAAGCAGAAGAAGTATTTAGAGGAGTTAGTGAAGCAATAAAAGCGACAGGTGGTGACGCAGAAGATGTGCAATCTGCGATAAGAGCTATGTCGCAAATCTTCGGCAAAGGGAAGGTTTCAGCCGAAGAATTGCAAGGCCAGCTCGGCGAGAGATTGCCTGGTGCAGTTACTAAATTTGCAGAAGCAACTGGTAGAACATTACCGCAGTTGCAAAAAGATTTAAGGGATGGAACAGTTGGGTTGAACGATGTAATGAAATTTGTCGCAAAACTCAGTAAGGATCATAGGGATGCTGCGTTAAAGATGGCAGGATCTAGCGCAGAAGCAGGTGCAAGATTAACACTTGCAATGAAGACATTACAAAAGAATATAGGTGATATATTACAACCTATTGGGGCAGAATTTCAGAAGGTTTTCACGAGCATAATTAATATTATTAATGATGCTATTGATGCTTTAAAAGTATTCTTTGGAACAGGATTAGAGAATGAAATTATTAAGCTTCAGAGAGATATCAATAAAATTCAAAAGGCAATAGATGAGGATAGAGCTAGTCCTTATGAAAAGAATGAATTAGTACCTAAGCTAAGAAGAAAATTAGCAGAAAAAGAAGCAGAATTAGCAGAGATTCAAGGAACTGGACAGAGTCCTAGTAAAAAAGGATCATTCCAAAAGCCTGCTAAAGATCAAGATAAATTTAGTGTTGAAGCTGATAAGCAGAAGGCTGAACGATTGATGGATGAATATGTTGCTGGCTTAGGCAATGTTCAGACTCAGATAGCAAATACGTTTATTAGTTCATTTAAGAAGATGGAAGATGCTTTAGTTAATTTTGTAATGACAGGTAAATTGAATTTCAAAGAACTTGCTCGTTCAATTATTGCTGACATCACGAGGATTTATATTCGATCAATGATACTTAGGCCAATCATGAGCATGTTTGGCGGGGGGAATATCCCATTAGATCCTACTTTTGGGACTGGTATTCCAAGTCAGCCTAAGAGTGTCTTTGGTTCTAAAAATGCTTTAGGCAATGTCTACGCCAAAAACGGCATTGTCCCTTATGCCAAAGGAGGCATAGTTAAC